GCTGCATGATGTAGTCCTGCTGCTCCTGCATCTTTAGGTACGCTTCCACTGCAAAATCAGCTAGGTTCTTGTTTGACCAAGAGGCAAAGTTAGGTAGATCACTCATTACATTCCCTTACTTTTGTAGCGTTGATGAGCGTCAGCCCCTGGCCGCACAGCCGACATCTGCTCTGGCTTGTATGTCTGACGTTCCCAAAGATTCATTTTTGGTGAGGGCGTAGTTGGCGGTGGTTCGTCTTTGATAGGACACGGGTCAACCTCGGCCAACAGCTTGCGTAGTTCCCGTGCTTTGCGCTCCTCGGCCCAGTTTCGTACTCTCATTTTTCACCCCTTGCTCTGATTGCTGCGGCGCATTCTTTGCCATCCATATATCTCATTTCGCTACAGTCATCCGTTATTTGTATTTCATCAACAGGTTGCTCACACACCTTCGCACAAGCCTCACGCTCGTCGGCACGGACTTTGTTAAGCAACTCGTCTAGTTCTTTTGGCATAAACACAACGCTTGCTTGGGGCGTCCACGGACACATACACCCCGGCAATATGCTGCCGTGCATCCCTCTGATTAGGCCGCAGTTTGGGCAGGTGTTCATCATTTTTCCCCTTCAAGGTTCTCAATGTGTGTCTGCAAGTCAACGATGCGGGCTGTTTGGCGTTCCAGCAGTGCGTCTTGGTTGGCAATTTCTTTTTCCACTTGAGGAAAGGTTGAGGATAGAAAGCGGAAGGCAGTATCGCCGTCCTTAAGTAGCACCGTGATCGTCGCGGCTTGCAAGTCTCTGCCGTAGATCAGCATTAGTGCTTCCATGATGCGTTTCATTTCTTGGTTCATATGTTCTTACTCCGTAATGCGGATTCAAAGTTTTTCCACGTTTGTGTTGCGCTTGTTGTCCAGCATTCAGCCGCTTCTTGCGCCGTCAGCCCTACCCACGGGCGCGGTTGTGGGGATGCGTATAGTGCAAGCGGCACAATATCAACTGCTTGCGGTGCGCTAATAGTCGTAGGTTTTGCCCAATAGAAACCACCGTGCTGCGGGTTGTAAAACGCCACCGGCTCCTGCGCTGGCTGTGCCATCCGATTGACTGCCTTGTCCACACTGGACTGTGTCTGGTGCAGCATCCCATCAACAAACCCGCGCTCGTAGTCGGGGCCTTGGTTAAGTTTAGGCTCAGTCGTGATGTACTTGCGCCCGTTGGCATCCGCTACTACTCGCTCATTCAATGGTTTTATCTGGTCAAACATCTTTTTACCCAAGTCGTAAAATTATTTGTTCTTTCCTGTGTTGTTGTCAATGGTCATTTGAACCCCTCCGCTTTGGCAATTGCATCACGGGCCAAGTCAAAAGCTTCAAACGCTTCACCTTCGGTTAAGGCGGGGTCAAAACAACTGTTCATCATGGCGTACAGTGCGGTCAATAGGTCAGGCGCAGCAGCAATTAAATGTGCGTTTGCCTTTGCGGCTTTTAGCGTTGAGCGTTTGTCGCCCTTCACCCTTGCTATCGGTGCGAACCCATACGACTCGCAACTTACAAGAAACTCTCCATGATTACCTGCATGGCATCTCCACATCCCTGTCGAGTGTGGCCCAATGTCTTCTGGAAATTTATCCTGCGCCGATTGGCGCTTGCTGTCAAAGCCTGTCATAGTTGGTGTCTCCATGTAGTTTGTGGTTGAGTTTCTTTAGCGGGTTTGGACACTGGGAAGTTGTACACCCCCAACGCTCTAGCCAGCACGGTGTACCAAGGCTCTGCTGGCTTGGGTGGATTGGGCTTTCGCCCTGCTCTACCGGCGCTCATATCGCGTACCAGTAGTAGCCAACTACGAAGCAGAAGGCTGAGATGACCCCGATGATGACGGCCAGCGTAACTAGCCCTTCCATCACGTCCCAAAACAGGCTACTGTCTTTCATTGCACAAATACAAGTGCGGCCTTGTTCACAGTTTTGGTTGCAAGTCATAATGACCACCATGCTACCAACAGCGTGGCCAGGCCAACACCAATAGCAAAAGCCAGGGCGTAGCCAGGCCAGACAGAGGCCTTGCGGCCATAGCCCTGCACCCAGGTGCAGTCAGCATAGTTTCTAGGGGCGGTATAGTGTGAGGACTTCATGCTTCCACCTCGGCATCCAGTACGGTCAGCAGCGCCTGGAACAGTTCATGCGCTTCGTCACGGGTAAGCGCAGCATGGCTCGTTCCTGCGCGGCTGGACAGGTGCAGCCAGACTCCACCGCTGTCCCATTCACAAACACTGATGCGAATGCCGTCTTCTGTTTTAATGATGATGTCGTCCATGTAATTCTCCTTTATGGGGCCGTGGCCCCGTAGATTTATGATTATTTACGCTCAACGGTACCGACCAGAGTACCTTCCATAATTTGGAAAAGCACTGCTTTGGCAATGTTTAGTGTTTGGCGAGCGCCTTCGGTATCATCGTGAGCCATTTGCTCTTGAGCATCTGACATCAAGCCAGCAACAATCATGTGGCCTCCGGTGAACTTGTAAGTAATAGAACGTTTAACAGAATCCATGTAGGCATCCATGTCAGCGAATCCATACATTGCAATGTTGCGGTTGGTTTGAGTTGCATTTGTCATTTCGGTCAGCTCCTTGCTGGTTGGTTGTTGATGACTGCATATTACCACACATTCACACAATCTCCCACTTTATTTATAGGGACAAACCCTTAGTCCTATCTGCTTGCGATTCACTTAACAGACCCAGCTTGACATAGTGCAGAATTTGAGCAGCTAGGGTTCGCGTACTCTTCTCGGCCATCTTGCGCAGCTCAATTTCAATGTCGGCAGGAAGTCGGATGGTCATGTAGCGGTCTTTGATTTTGGCGGTGGCCATTAGTCAGTTCCTCCAGCATTGGTGATGGTTTCCTCTATCATGTCGGCAGTAGCCACCATGCTGGCCAGTTCAATCGGCACGCCATTGGTCAACAGAGACACCAGATCATTCTGGCCAGCAACCTCAATGTCAAATCGGGTCTGGGCAGCGTATCGGATGGCCTGGGCTTGATTGCCAGCGCGAATCAGGCGGTGGCGATTGGTTTCAATGTCGGTGACGACGTAAATGCGAGTGCTCATGGATTGTCCTTTTGTTGATTAAAAAAAGCCTGGAGTTTGCTCTTTGCGTCTCCAGCACCTTTTCCCACTATACAACAGAATCCAACACTTTCAAGGTAAGTAATCCAGTCTTTCTGCTCGGCGCTCAGACTGCCACCCTTGGTGCGTTTCATTTCCAACCAAAGACCCCATGCAGGGATAAACAGATCAGGAACACCACTACTCACGCCTTCGGCCTTCAAGCGGCCAGCGGTGGCCGGACTGCGAGCACCACCATTTGGGATGGCAAATATGCGCACGCCTGGCCAAGTCTGGCGAAACCAGCGCACCAGCTCGCGCTGCTCCTCGTGCTCGGTCGGTATGCGGTTGGAGGTCAAAATGGGATTACCAATTCCCACTCAGGGCACTCCCCTGGTGTGGCTGCAAAGTCCTCTGGCGGCTCCATAAAAAACACAACGCAGGTGCCATTCACATCGTAGAACTCGCAGGTATGGCAACACCTTGGTGGCCCGAAAGCCATCAAGCGTTTGTAGTCCGTTATCAATTCCGGTTCGGCGTGTCTCATATCCAACTCCTTTTGATTACTCGAAAAAAATTCCCGTCTAGGCGGTACTCAATGGCCCTAGGCGGCATGGAATTGCTCATCTGTACGCTGATGTAGTCCAGTCCATCCTCGCCTTCCATGCGCGACGCATGGGATAGATCAGCCCCAGACGATGAAGCCATCGTAAATAGCTTTTGCATGGCCATCTGGCCAGCATATCCATCATGCAGTACCGGCAGATACTCGGTGATCGGCTTGTCGCTCAGGCTTCCGTAGTACGTCACCGACAGCATGATCTTGCCACTGGCCCTGCTGGTATGGATGCGCCAGTTCCAGCTTGTCACGTCCAGGTCTTTTCCTTCCAGGCCCATGATGTCATCATCTCGCAGCGACAGCTTCTTTTTAACCGGCTCGGGAAACGGAGCACCGCAGGCAGGGCAAAGCGTTGCCGAGATATGCACCAACTCCCCGCAGTTGTCGCAAACCTTGACTGGTGACTCTCCGTTGCCATCGCCACCCTTCTTGGGAGGCTGCACAGCGGTAATCGGCCCGTGGCTTGCCACCACCCCAGCAAAGTCCAGCACCAGGCAATGATTGGTATGGCTTTTGACACGCATCCCGCGGCCAGCCATCTGCACATACAAGCTGGCGCTCATGGTTGGGCGCAACATGGCAATCACGTCAATGTCGGGGTAATCAAAGCCGGTGGTCAGCACATTGGCATTTGTCAGCGCACGCAAACGGCCAGCCTTGAAATCGGCCAGCATTCTTTCGCGCTCCTTTTTCGGTGTCTCGCCAGTCACGCACTCAGCGGCCACTCCACGCTCGCGCAAGACTTCGGCAACGTGCTGGGCATGCTTTACGCCCGTGCAGAACACCAGCCAGGCCTTGCGCTCACCGGCTAGGCCAATGATCTCCTGCACCACATTCTGATTTTGGTCGTCGGTATCCACGGCGGATTGCAGCTCGGATTCGATGAACTCGCCCCCGCGCTTATGCACCCCCGAGGTGTCCAACTTGGCCTTGGTGACCTTGGAACGCAGCGTGGCTAGGTAGCATTTGAATATCAACTCCTCAATGCTGACCGGCTCCAGCAGGGCATCGAACAACGCAGGTTTGTCGGTAATCAGGCCATGCCCTAAGCGGTAAGGCGTAGCGGTCAGGCCCACCACCCGCAGGTGTAAATTGATGGCCAGGAGGTCGGTCAGCAGGGTGCGATAGCCGCCCTCGTCCTTATGGCTGACCAAGTGGGCCTCGTCAATGATGATCAGGTCAACATGGCCGATCTGCTTTGCCTTAGTTCGCACCGACTGAATGCCTGCGAAAGTAATAGGCTCGCCCAATTCTTTGCGGCCAAGCCCCGCAGAGTAGATTCCCATTGGTGCGTTAGGCCAATGCTGGCGCATCTTCTCGGCGTTCTGCGCGATCAATTCCTTAACGTGGGTAAGCATCAGCACCCGAGTCTCAGGCCATGATTGCAGCGCGTCCTTGCACAGTGCCGCAATGATATGGCTCTTGCCTGAGCCGGTGGGCAGGACAAGGCAAGGATTGCCCTCGTTG